GAATTGACCACCGGCAACAAATCTAACCGACATGAACGGCATCGGTTGGTTTTTGGCTGTCATCGCCTACGCCAATTGCATCCACCACGGTGCCCGCTGCATCATCTGATAAACTCCACGTTTCACCGAGAAAATCAATCAAACCATCGGCATCTTTTTTAATGCTAATATCTTCAATAAATTGAATACTTATACTCACCTCTGCGGTTTTGTTATCGACTTCATCAACCTCTATGCTGGGCGGTAGTAAATCGTCACTATCCCGGCAGGCATCATTTTCATATAACCACGTTGATATAAACGCAAATAACAAATGGGCATCACCGGCAAAATCTTCAATGAATAAAATGGCGGTGTATTCAAATCGGCAAATCAACAACCCATTGCCCAAATCTTTAAAACCCTTGGCAAGTGTTGCGCCTTCAACATAGGGGGTTAATTTTCTAGCCGCGCAAATCTTTTTATCTAATAGATAACTGGTTAGGTCTTTTAATTTTTGTGCGGCCATAGCTATAACAACTCCACGGTGATGGTGGTTTCTATGCCCTTTAATTTACGCACTGCTCTATTACTTAGGGTTTTCCAAGGCGCGGCCAAATCAATGGTGGATTCATCCAAAGACATGGCCGAATCTTTACGGTTAAGTGATGCAAATTCTGGAATCAATAGGGCTTTCGCGCGAGAAAATACGGCTTGAATATAATGCATTTCCATTTTATTCACGCCGTTGTGTTCTGTCGTGTCAACCTCTGCCAATGTGGTTGCCCCGTCCAATTCCCAATCATCTTGAATAACGGCCAATTGATCATTGATGTTAACCATTGCCAATAATATTTTATTGGTGACGGTTTCAATTTCATATTTGGCCGGTATGTTGTAATCACGCTGGAAATCACCCAACACAACATTGGGATAAAACCCGTTGTTAGTGATCACGGTGTTTAGGTAGTCTTCTGTCTTGCCGCTAAAATCTGACATCAAGAGTTTCCAACGTGGTTGCTGTATCCGAAGCGGCCATGAACTTGTTTGAAATTCTGGAATGTTTCACAATCCACATTTTTCACAAGACAGGCCGCGACGCGGGGTAGACGGTTTATTTATGTATCTGGTGTTTCTGGTGTTTCTGGTGTTTCTGGTGTATCTGGTGTATCTGGTGTATCTGGTGTTTCTGGTGTTTCTGGTGTTTCTGGTGTATCCGGTGTATCCGGTGTATTTGTTTCAGCCATACGTTCAATCACCTTGGCGCGTTTCTTGGCAATACCGTGGCGTTCTGGGTTTACATCAATACACTTGTCGTACCATTCAAGCGCGGTTTCATCATCGCCATCACGTTCCGCAAACATTGCCGCCAACTTGTATATTTTGTTATGAACAATGATTTGTTCAACATGCCAGGCATCGGTTGCGAGTATCTGTGTAATCTGTTCAAAATAGGGGTAGGCGCTTTGTTTTAATCGGTATTGCTCATTGGCCCAATCAAACACAGTTTCCGCCACCACCGTGGCTAGGTCGCGTTTAAAGCGTTCCGGCATCGGTTGATCCTGTTCAACCGCAACCATTGCAAGTTCTAGCGCGGATTCAAAATCCTCAGTATCCAACAACCAAATAATGATGGTGACCAATACAAGGTTTAAATAATTTTCACCGTTCTTGATGTAACCTTTAATAAATTCTATGTACTGAGGAATAAAGGCTTTTTTCAGCTCGCGCTTTTCGCTCTTGTTCTTGCCCTTTAACACGGTGTTGTTGTTTTCAAGTGCAATCAATGCGGTTTCGTAATCGCCTGGAATCGTTCCCAACTTGACAACCTCCGGCACGTCTAACAATTCTTGTGCCGCTGTTTCCAGCTCACGTTTTTTATTTTCTGCTGCTATTCGGCGTTTGTGCGCCATTACCGGTGATAAAGCCATGTTAATAAACCCCAAGCGTTTTTTTAAAATACTGTTGTTAATGAAAGCCCACCCAACGGATGGGCTATCTTTTTTACTGCTTTTTTCTAATGTTGTTGTGACTGGTTAACCGGGATTAAGACCAGCCTGTACCATCCCACAATTGCACATTGTCAGATTCAGCAGCGCCGACTTTCTCGAAATCCTCAACCACATAACATTCATTGACTGAATTGTAATGCTCAACGCGGCTGCGCTTGGAATTGTCTTCGATGTTTTGGCGAATAGAACCATCTTGGTAATAAACAGATATATTTCTAAATGGCGTAATGAATAAGCCACGGGCTGGAAAAAATGGAATCTGGTGTGCAGGTAACCCGGCATAAGTGCGCGTAACTGTTGCCAGTTCAATCCGCTCTTTTTCCGATGGCGTCGAACCTTGCGCGGCGTATAACTGCGCCTTGTCGTCACCCAATAATTCTGAACCGATGATAGCGACTAAATCCGAGCTTTCACGGAATAGCGGTGAAACCATGCCTTTAACATCTTGAACAAAGCTGTCTAGGTTTGGATAATCCGCACCGGCACCCTCACCCATTTTAATCGCACCGGATGCGGCTACACCTTCTGCCAACATATGAGAACCACCATCAAAATTTCGGATGTGTTGCAACCAACCAATGTTGGTATCTTCGCCCAATGGATAGGTGACGGAATCTGTCACCGTGGCGGCGGTTATACCTAACCAACCGGTGCGGATGCGGGAATGGGCTTGTGCTAAACGGCTATACTCCATGAATTTTTCGTGCAAGTTAGGAAACTTGCTCCATGCATCCATAGTTTTCCATTTCATGTGGACATCGTATTCTGTGAATTTACAGTGGTAAAGTGTGCCGTCAAGATTCAACGGGTCACTGGTTGAACGGTCGGTGGTGTCGGTGTCGGTGCGCTTGCCCAAAATAGTTGACACGCTACCCAAGACCTTTTCACCCGACATATCATCCACGGCTAAAATATTGATTTGTTTTAAGAACGCGATAGATTCAACAATTTGATCCATCAAAATCTGTTGAATCGTGGCGCTTGCGGCAAATTCAGTGGATACACTGTCGACGCCGTAAGTTTTCGCCATTGCCGCACACATGGCATTAAATTGATCTCTTGCTAATTTACGCATTTTCTAATCTCCGGCAAATGGCCTTTTTTTTGGGGGGGTAAATGGGTTAAACGTGTTTTTTGGTTTTGTGTTTTTTCTTAATAAACCGGTGGGTGATCATCGCCACCTGCATCGTCACCCGCTGGCGTTTTCTTTCCGTCAGGCTCTTTTAGGAGTGCTTCAAATTTCGCATCAAGTGCGGTGAATTTTCCTTCCAATGTCTTGTTGGATTCTGTCAATGCAGTGTTGGCAGTTACCAAAGTTTCATTGGATGCTTTAAGCGCGGCAAACTCTGTTGAAAGTTTTTCGCTGTTTTCATCATCCGCTTTAGGTGCGACTTTTGCCGCTTCAGTGATGGCGAGTTGCATGGCTGAAAACTTCGCATCAAATGATGCGCCAAGGCTTTCTTGTAATGCTGCTAGTTGTTCTGGGGTCATGTCGTCATCATCCTGGTTGGGTTGGGTTATTTTCTTAAAAAAACGTTTTAATAAATTCGGTTCTTGTGTTTCAAGGTTTGCGGAATAATCGATTTTATGCCCGCTGAAAAACTCGCTGGGTTGTTCTGGTGTGCTGGATTGACTAGAAAAACGTAATTCATTGCACCCGGCGCTTGCTGGATCGTTAGTTGCACCCATGCCGCCAAGGTATGTGAAACCCTTGCCCATAAAATTATGTTTTAGTTCGATTGATGAAAATAAAAATTGACCTTCTTGGTTGGCCTGTATCAATGAATTGTTGGGGGCCATGATGGCGTATAAATTAATTTCGCCTTCTAACTCTTCCTCTTTGGCATGTTCCCATTTCAGTGCTTTAACAGTGCCGCCACAATAATCCCTGTCATGGTTTGCCCAAATCATAGCGGTGTAAACTTTCGGATTGTAATTATCCGCCATCTGTTTTACCCAAGATTTCTTAATCACCCGGCCACTACCATCAACGGTAGGCCCACTAGTTGCGACAATTACCCAACCGGTTTTCAAATTTCTCGCCATAACAAAAACACCATGTTTG